ATAGCATTGTTAATACCACTAGGAGCGCAGCCTTCTGCAATGTCGATACCGTCAATGTCGGTGTTATCGCCTGGTGTTGCGCTGAACTCACTGATTTTAGTTCTCATTTTAAATCCTTAGTCAATAAAGTAAGACCATGTAAATCCGTAAGCGTATGGCATTTTTCCATTACAGCATTTACGGATGTTGTTTCGACCATCCACATATCCACAAGCAAATCTAGCTGCATCTGCAAGAGACAAAAATACTTGATTCGTTTCAATACATTTTACTTTTTTGCCACGCAAATGACCTAATTTTCTATGAGATTCAGACATTTTTTGGCGTGTAGCGTTTGTATGGCTTTTACCGTACATATGATGCTTTTCACCCGCTTTATGTTTTTTACCCCACAAACCTATTTTTTGCTTTGCTTCCTCTGTGTGTTTCTTACCTAGCATAGTGGATGGTTTGCCAGCATTATGTCCTGATACAAAACCAACACCGCCCTCAGAAAAATTCATACACAAATCAGAATATTTGGTTTTAAAAGCTCGCACTAAAACACGCTCAAAGTCGTAAGCATCTTTTTCTGTTTGGCACAAAGCTATAACTTGTGTTTCAAGTTTTAACTTTGCCGCCTTACAGTTTTTAACCCAAACTCCAGAGCCTTTGTAATAATCACTTTTGCCCTTAAAGTTATGTTTCCCTATATAAAACTTACCGCTCTCAGGGTTGGTTGTGATGTACACACCATGAGCCATTTATTATTCCCCTAACAAACCTTTAATCATCATGCGCTCTAAAACGGAGCGAGGTACGTTACCAAATTGCGCCCGAATATCTGCGGGTATATTTTCTTCTAAGCCCCTAAAAGCCTTTGCAAGCAAGCCTTCATCCGGAGATACAGCACCTAATTGTCTGCGAGCAACAATCGAACGTACTGGCTCAGATGTAAGCGCTTTGGATGCGATGTAAGGGATTCCTTCAGCCGCAGCCGCACCTAACGCAGCCATATACGGGTCTTGAGTTACCAGACCCGTAGCGCCACCACCAAGCATAGCCGGAAGTCCTGCGACCTTTTTAATAAGTCCGGTAGCCTCCGCACGCTCTGTTGTGCCGCTAGATGGAAGCACATTAGGCACAGCTTTAGAACCCATAGCTGCGGCTTCCATTTCTGTTCCACGCATACCATAGTCTGACTTACGGGCTAAGGCGTTAGCTAGTTTAGGACCGCTTACTATCCCCGTATTTGGGTCAAGAGCTTTGTCTACAGTAAACCAATTGGATAATGTAGAGCGACCGCTTTTAAACTGATCCAAAATATCAGGAGATACATTTAGATTACCTGACTGTAATTTGCGCTCAATAGCGTTCTCAAACTCAGACCGTAATTGACTGTATGCGCCTGTAGTAATTTTGCCTTCCTTACTTGCTTGAAACAAGTTATCAGAGATAGCTTTTAAGCCTTGATACATTGTATCGCCATCTATAGGCTTATTAGTAAAGCCTTTGTATTCCTGAATAATTTTAATAGCTTTGTTTACATCCTCGCCACGCTGAGACGCTGGCAATTTCCCCAAGTCGTATAGGATTTTGTCCATTGAATTGCGGAAATCAACATCTAGCGTAGTTTTTGGTACTTGAGTCAATGAGCTATAGTTTTTAAACGCATCGTCATACGCAGACTTCATAACAGCCGGAGTAATCTCTGTACCCGTTGGGATACCGATAGCTCTTGCTGCCACCTCATTTACTACATTTTGGTTGGAACGAGCTAATTCAGCAAATGGACCGCCCGATAACGGCATGGCTTTTAAGCCTTCCTCAAGTATTCTACCTGTACGGCTACCTGTCATTTGAGCAGGGCTATATTGCATACCCGCCTCAATACCACGCTTTGCCGCTTCTGCCTGTTGAGCCGTTAACTGAGTCTCTTTTGGAGGCGCTAAACCTACGGCACGCAAAAGGGGTTGTGCAACACCGCTAATTAAAGCCGATGAGCCTGTTCCTACGGCACGCTCTGCCTCGCTTGCGTATGGATAGGTCTGTGCTAGTGCCGCACCGCCTAGAGCCGCTTGTGGGACTGTTTTAGGAGCCATGATTGACTGACCTGCATATTGCAATGCGCTGCCAATCTTAGGCGCTACTGCACCAATGGTTGATCCAATCCCACGCAATACACCACCACCGCCTACCATGCTACCAATATCTACTCCCGCACCACCTATATATTCGGAAATAGACTTAGGCTCGTTTTTTCCGTACTCAGGGCTAAATACCGAACGATTGAACTGCACGCCTTCCTGAAACTTACGCACATCCTCTTGTGGGATCATGCCAAGAGCGCCCTGTGCAGACATAAGCGTACCTTGCACACCTTCTCCTGCTTGACGCAGACGCTTTTGTGCGCCTGTTAGCAGGTCTTGTGCAATTGTTGTCTGAGGTACAGCCGCAGCCGTAGCTGTTTGTGCTTGGCGAGTCTGTTGTAGCGCTTTTTCGTAAGCCGCATACTGATCCGCAGCCTCTACGATAATTGGCTCTGAATCAGGCGTTAATTGAATACTGAATTTGCTCATCATTATCCTTTAAGGTACTGGACGGACGATAACTCCGGCAGGGATAGGATTAACACGCATTGCGCCCAATTGTGTAGCCGCATCTGGCTGCATATTAGAAAGCATATCAACTTTAGCGTTATGCGATTGAATACGGACTTTTGCACGCTTGTCCAAAGTATTGATAAGCGCACTAACTTCAGGAGCGGTAAATTTAGTAATATCGCCACCCGATGCCTTACGCAGAATCCCACGCTCGCCTTCCGTCAAAGCACCTTGTCCACGCATCTGACTTGCAGCATCAAGCTCTAACTGAGCTAGGTTTTGCATAGCTACCGCTGTGTTTTGCAATACCTGCGTATTGTTTGAACCACCCACGCCTAGCTTTTGTCCAATCTGACCAAGCAGAATTTGTACGTTAGCACCTGGTCCTGCAATCACGTTATCAAGCAATGGCTTAATGTCGCTAACAGTTTGCAATGTACCAACAGCACCCTGAGCAGACTTGTAGCTATCTGCCAAGTCTTGCACTTGTTGGGTTGCTAATGTCTGACCAAATGTCTGTCCATACTTAACGCTTACGCTTGGAGCACCAGCTTGTGCAACAGCTAATTTCTGTCGAATAGCAAAGTCGTTAGCTTGTTGGCGTTGCTCAGGTGTCAGTTTTGACACATCTGCCGTACCAAACAAATTAAGCGCTGCGTTACCAATTTCACCAGTAAACGCAGCAGTTTTACCTTGTAACTGTTCGGACAGTTTTAAGTATGTTGTAGCGTTTTTAGGATCAAGAAGAGCCATCTTTTGCAACTTAGCAATTTGTGCGGCAGCATCACCACCCGCACCACCCATGCCGCCCATCGTACCCATCATTTCCTGTTGGATAGCCTGTTGGCGTGCTTGCTGTAAAGCCTGTTGCGAGGATTGCTGACCTGCCATTACGCTTTGACCAAGGATGCTACCCAAGGATGTAGGCGTAAGAGACGGAGCACCAGCTTGTAATGCTGTTGCGCCAAATCCTAGCAATCCTGCTTGCTTTGCTCGCTCCATAGGGTCTTGGTCTGACCCAAGCCCAAGTAATCCGCTAATAAAATCTGCCATGTCTACCTCAGAGTAAAGATTGTGGGCGCTGACGCATTGCTTGCATCTGCTGTAGTTTCATAAGCTCCTCATACGGAGACATAATCTGCGGTGCTTGACCACGCCTAATTTGTGGCGCAGGTGCTTGACCTTGCATCTTTTGGTTTTGCATCTGTATAGCCTGTTGCATAATCCCGCTTTGAGTCTGTTGTGCTCGCTGCGCTGCTATCATTTTCATTACATCTTCCTGAGTCATATTCTCAAGTTTAGATGTATCTAGCGTGCCTTCTGGGTTAAACATTCCTGACATAATCTACCCCAAGAGTCCAAGTAATCCCGCACCTGCGCCGATACCTGCGCCTAATGTACCGCCACCCAATGCCCCACCTAACGCTGCGCCGCCGAGTACATTGGCTGCTTGGTTGCGATAGATAGGCTGTGTGGTTTGTTGACCCATAGGAGCGCCATAAGCCGCCGATAGGAAGCTCTGTAACTTAGCTGCGGGTAGATTCTGTTGGAAGTTGTAACGCTGCATAGCGTCTGCAAGAGCCGCTTGCTGATAGCTTTCTTGAGCCTGACCAACTTGGTATAGTTGGCTAATGTCTTGATAGTCGGCTTGTGCGAGTGCAGGAGACATCTGTGCGGCTTGCAATTGGCGAGCGTAATCAGCGCCATACAAGTTACCAATATTGCCCATTGCAGCCTCTTGGCGTGCTCGCTCGGCATCGTAATTCTGATAGGCTAGTTTACCTGCCGTATCTGTCAATGCACTAGCAAATGTACCTGCCGCACGATCCTGTAGCTGACCCATTGCGCCTGAGCCATAACGACCTGCTCGGCTTGTGTTGGATGCTACTTGTTGCATTTGGTCTTGGAAAGTCGTACCCGCAGCACGAGCCGCAGCATCAAACGCACCGCTAAAGAATGGGTTGCCTGACAAGTATTGACCGCTTGCCGTACCTTGCATCTGTTGGATAGCAGGGTTAAATGTATTCTGCATACCGCTAACAGTTTGCTGCGCTTGAGGCAATAACGGGTTTCCAAGTACGGCACGATTAGCGCCGAACTGTAGAGCCTGTTGTGTAGACTCGGTAGGCGATACATAGCCCTGACCTGGGTAATACCCTGGCACGCTAGGGTTTTGGTATAGCTTCTGCGCCTCTTGTAGACCGTAGCTAATGTACGGCTGCATAGCAGGATCAATCTGCTGCGTGACTACCTGTGTGCTAGGTGTGCTTGAACCACTCATTTCAACTCCTTAACCCATGTACGGGGTATAAATCCTAATTTAGTTGCGACCCTTGACCATCCGGCTCGGTTTGTATCAAACGTGATACGCCTCGCTCCTGTTTCTCTTGCAATCTTTTCTATCTGCTCAACACCGTCTACCAATAAATCACTTTCAACAGCCCAAGCGCACCAAACATGGCAAGTATCTCCACTTGGTTCAAGGATGAAAAACCCATCACTATTGCCATTTTCTGATTTAACCAACCATATATGCGCTTGCTGATATATCGCTTTGGCATATAC